GAGAAAAATTGGTAATTGGATGCCTACAGAACAAGATATAAATACTGACAAATGGTATAAGGTAACCGAAGTTGTTAATGATAACTTTTATTTTATTGAAAATGAGCGTTATGATTTAGATGCCGTTTTAGCTAAAGGAGCTGAGCTTGTTAAACGCAAAGGTATTAAATGCTTAGTTATTGATCCTTATAATAAAGTTAAAATGAAGGGTGCTGAAAAGATGAGCATTCCTGACGCTACTATGGAATATTTAACTCGTATAGAGGCATTTGCTAAAAAATATGATGTATTAGTAATAATAGTTGCTCACCCAACTAAAATGTATAAAAAAGATGATGGTACAATTGATGAACCGACTATGTATTCTATTAAAGGAGGTGGTGAGTGGTATGATGCTTCTTATCATGGGTTGCTTGTTCATAGGGATTACAACAATAAAACAGTTAAAGTTAAGGTTCTTAAAGTTAAATTTCAAAACCTTGGTGAAAACCAAGCTGAAGCACACTTCAAATGGGATCATATAAGTGGTAATTATGTTCCGCATGAAAAGTTAGCTGTAAATGAAATGCCATGGGAAGCTTAAGTAAACGACAAAAAGAGCAGCAAAAGTATAGATTGCCAGAGTGTAGTACAAGCGAAGAGCAACAAAAGTATTATGATTATTGTGTTAAAAACAATATTATAATAAGCCCAATAGGTATACAAAACACTCCTGGTAAATGGTATGTAGGCATATCTACTCCTGATAATTATAAAAAAGTTTATAAAAGTAAACATATATATGATAAGGATCAGATATGGGATGCAATGTTTGAAATGTGTAAATATTATTATGATAAACAATGATTAATATAGAAGAAGAGTATTTAGGATTACTTGCTGGCGTTTTAAATGGAGGATACGATAAGCCAGATCGTACAGGTACGGGTACTAAATCAGTGTTTGGAAGAATGATTCAGCATGATATGCGAGCTGGTTTCCCTTTATTAACAACTAAAAAAATATATTTTAAAAATGCACTTGCGGAGACATTATGGATTATTAACGGTCGTGTTGATCTTGAGTATCTTCATTCTAACGGCGTTAGGTATTGGGACCCCGATTACAAAAGATCAAAAAGAACTGATGGAACACTGGGACCTGTATATGGGCATCAGTGGCGTAATTTTGGTGGTGTTGATCAGCTTAGAGCCGTGGTACATGAACTCAAAGAAAATCCCACCTCTCGTAGAATTATGCTATCTGCATGGAACCCGATTGACATGCCTAATATGGTTCTTCCTCCTTGCCACCACTCTTTTCAATTATATAGCGATGGGGAAAATTTAGACTTAATGCTTCAACAAAGATCAGCAGATTTATTTTTAGGATTACCATATGATATTGCAATGTATGGTTTATTATTAAAGATGTTAGCTAAAGGAGCTTTGATGACACCGAGAAGATTAACAATAAGTTTAGGTGATTGTCATATATACAACAATCATTTAGATCAAGTTAAAGAACAACTTTCAAGAAATATAAGACAATTACCTAGAGTTGCGTTAGGTTGTGGTATATTTGAAAGAGACGATAAATTAATATTACCAAAAAAAGAAGATGTAATGTTATTTGATTATAACCCACACAAACCAATAAAAGCAGAATTATCAGTAGGAACTTAAAATTAAAATTATGAGAACATTATTATTATTATTATTACCATTATTTACATTTGCACAATTTGATTATGTTTATTATTCAGGTTCGCAGTTTGTTAGCATGTCCGACGATATGTATATAACACCTGTACAACAAGGCATGATAATAGCAACATCTGATTATTTACCTAGGTACGAGGGCGATTATCAAAATATAATGTTAAGAGCTAAGGTTGTTGATTGATTTGAATCAGAATCAGATATGGATGCAGTTATTGAATCTAATTGGAAATCTGATTATATGATTAGACCAGGTGAAATAAAAAGAGATGCATTGCTTAGAGGTAAAGATAACAAATATTATATAGTAAGATGGGAGTTTCAGCAGTAAGCAAAGGCAAATATAAAGTTTATCACATACTAGGTAAGAAGATAGGCTGCACAACTAATATACAAAAAAGAGTTGTAGAAGAGCAGGGTTTTAAACCTGG